AACTTGGGTCGATTGCTGATTCGGAATCAAAATATACAACAAGTTTGCCCTGTTTCTGGGCGTTTGCTGCAATCTGTGCAGCCATGTATGATTTACCTGTTGATTCGAGTCCTGCAATCTCTGTTACCTTGCCCACTGGGATGCCAGCGACCCGACCCTTGCAGATGATTGAGTCCAGCCAGCGTGAGCCAGTTGGAATCCACTCTTTAACTGACGTAGGGTTATCGCCAGTTAGATCGTGTGCGACATTTCTGCCGGCTTTCTTGTTTACAAGTGACATGAGATCTTGTATTGATACTCTGCCAGCTTTAGCTGTCTTCTTTTTAGGCATTCGCCCTCCTGTTAGTTATTCATTATGATACCACTATCGATTGGTGGTGTCAAGTGTTATTTATACACCAGCTAGCTTATACAGCGCTGGTCCAGTTTCTAGGTAATTCCTCATAAGGACACCATATTTCTTAGAGCCTCCAGACTTTCCTGATGCTCTTTCTACTTTTGCTCTCATTTGTACAAGGACGCTTTTGTTGCCATCGGAATCTTCGTATATGATTTGAATTTTTGGATAAGCTCCAGAAGTACTCATAATTGGGTACAAATTTGCTTTCTCCATTTCAGAATAAAACTTTTTACCAAATCGCGCTCTTTTAAAGTCACCCGGCAATATTTTTACCAACTCAACAAATTCAGATTCTGGACCCACGGCGCCGGTTTTTATGTAGTCGGCCAACAATTTGACAAATTCGGCTTCGAACCGATTGTTCTGCAGCTTGGATTCTAAAGTTTTATACGCTTGTTGGTATATCAGACTAGTTGCTTGAGAAGCCATTTTTAGGTAGCCGCCGGCGTCAATTTCATCGCGTGAAACAAATGGTTTGCCGGTAGGTATATTCTCAACAATATTGACATACTGTTGCTCAGCGCCTGATACATCAATACCAAGCGGCTCCCAAAAAGCTTTTTGGACTTCGAAAGCTTTTCCTGTCTTTTGAGCGAATTGATTGCCGCCCTTTACTTTTAGTGACAATTGATTTCTCAGTTTGTTGCCATCTACAACTATTGATATATCAACCTTCGTGCCTTTTTGATCCTCTGTTCCTGCTGCTTTTACCAATATATCATTTGATTTTTTGTTCGATGCAAGGCGTGTTGCAAATTTGTGCATCGGTGCGCTATTAACATAGCTTACTGCTCCTTCGTATTCACCTTGTAAACAAGCTAAAAGATTCTTGTCAACAAGCGCAGCAAATGGACGCTTAGGCATTGAGATAGAAAAGCCGACTGTGTCTTCGTGCTCGTTGCTAAAATCAGGCACAACATTGCTGACCACAGTGTTCATCTGCTGAATGTTGCCAACCTGAGCTATAACATCAGAAACGTCCACCATCTGTATCTTCCCGCCGGCTCTTTTAGATAATTTAGCGGCGATGGCGGCTGCCACGATACCTTCAGCGATGTCTCCTCGATTTGGCAGCTTACATTTTTGCTCTGTTAAAAAGGAGCGCCAATCTTCCATTATCGGTTTCATATTCATTACCCTTTAATTAGTATCTCAGATGACTGTTTGCTCTTATTCATTCCATAAGTCCATTCTGCTTCAATAATCTCATAACCATCATACATTTCTCTAATAGTCTCGCAATCATTATAAGACATAAGCCATCCGGTGCGAGTTGTCAAGAGAGAATGTAATCTTTCATGTTCAAATGTTCGATGTAAGTCTCCGTTAGTGCCGTATAAAGCGTTTTGAGTTTTGGGCAACATGTACGGTGGGTCAAGATACAAAAAGGCTTTTGGGTGATAATCCATAGCATCCTCAAAATCTGCATAATCTACTCTAAAGTTTTTAGCTTCGAAGTCCCGCAATCTCTGAACTGACGACTGTGTAAATCTTGCGTACGAGGCGCGTTTTGACCAGCCGCCGCTAAACGTAGCGCCCGAAAAACTAGCTCTATTGATAGCGTAATATTTGGCGGCTTTCTCATATGAAAACATGAAAGAAGGGTCTTTCAATTCTTCACGAAATTTGGCAAAGCTTTTTTTAGAACAACCTTTTACAAACTTGTTGGTTCCATTTTCTTGAATCCACAATTTTCGAATCGGATCATTGTCCTTGAACTCGCCCTTTTCTTCGACCCAATATTCTTCTTGTAAGTCTTCTACCGCTTCTGCCAGTTCTTCGTTCCCTTCACATAGAGCCATCCAGAACCACACAAGCTGCTTCATTTTGTCATATCCGCGCACGTCAGTGCCGCGCGCAGCTATAGCAAGTTCTACCGAGCCACCCCCGAAGAATGGCGAGCAAACTCGCTCGACATCCTCGGGGATGTGGGGTAGGATATGTTTGACGGCACGTGATTTACCGCCGGGATATCGCAAGGCTGTTTTCACTTACTAGCCAGTGCTGTCGGAGCAACTACGGAATAAAACGTTCCATTCGCAATTGCATCTTTTACTTCATCAATAAGTGTATTTTTTCGATTGTTGCGGTGTACAGGGATCTCCATTCGGCGACACTGTCCGCAGTAATAATCGTTGTCTGGGTGCATCTTACTGATTTCATCACTGTCCAAATGCGGGTTGTTAGCCTGAGCGTTCTTCAAGTCGGTTGATTGCTGGTGCTTAGAGTTCATAACAAGCATTGCGTCAATACCTTGGACATCTTGATAGAACTGATCATAACTATGGATCGTATAGGCTCCATTGGAGTCATAAAAATACTCCGCAACATTGAGCATAGCCCAGAAAGTTCTCTGTGGAATTCTCTTGGAGGCTGGTACCGTCTGCTGTTGTTCAACAGTGTTTCTAATGATCTCAAGAATTGAGATGAAGCGCTGTCGTTCTGCTTTGTCGTACTCGGGCACCTTAGACATTGGCTTATCTTCGCCAATCTTATAGAACCAATCCATATCATCATCTCGAAAGAATCGATCTTTGGTGTGCTTGTTGCAACTCATAAAGGCTTGCGTCATCCACTCGATGTCTCTCATCCGGCGAATCATTTGATCTCCGCAACCACTAAAGCGTGGCCACATCTCAGCATATGTGCCCTCGCAATAATTACGGATCCAGTTTGAGATATCAGTCTGATACGACTGGCGCATCTCTGTTCTGTTTAGTGAATCTCCAGCGTTCAACTTTCGAAAAATCGCTGGCAGCCTGCGAAAAGGCGCGTTCTTGACAGTTACAATAAGAACAGTGCTGTATAGAAATGCTTGCTGAAAGTCAACTGGCAGCTTTTCAAACTTAGTGTTTACAAATTGACGGGGCTTGTGACTTAAATCATACAGAGTCCCGGTAAATGTCGTCTCATTGTTAACAAATGCCATTAAACCTTTCTTTACGCGGTTTTGACCATCTTCGTTAACTGTTAGTTTACCTTCTGAGTGTAGCTTTTTGTATCGCTCGGCGCCACGAAGGTCACCATGGGCAATAGAAGCCTCAATGCCACTCACAATGTCTGCTACAATGATACCAGACACGGCGGTACCCTCGCTCACAGATTCAATATATTCATTGACAGTTTTCTTCTGCCAAACCTCACGTCGCTGGAAGTCTTTGACAACTGCCATCTTTTTATCGTTGTAATCGTTTACAACATCCTGTACCGACACATTGTCCGGTGAATTTGTGATCTTTCGAATCATTTTATGTAATCTCCTATACATTTTAGTTAATGTGCATAGTCTTTACAGTTATATTAGTAAAAACGTTGCGTGAAAGTCGCAGACTACCCCAAAAGGGGACCGGTCTGCGAGCGGCTTTTTTTACTACTCGCTTGAAGTATTAGTTACTTCTTCGGTCTCAGTACCATCGGTACCCGTGGCTTCCGTGCCTTCCGTTGTTCCATCTTCAGTGCCGCCGGTAGTAGTAGCGGAAACTTCAACAGTTGTACTATTTGTAGTCTCTGCGGCAGGGGCTACATCAGCCTCTGATACAGTTTGTGGATCGTAGGAACAAGTTCCGTATGCGGTCGCGACCACGAGGGCGCCTCCGACTACTGTTACTTGGACTTTCCAACGTGCCCACAACGACTTCAATGATTCTAACATATTAATTTCTCCTTTATTAGAAAATATGGCAGAGTATTTTCAAACCCGCTCTGCCATCGGTATCACAAGAACCTATTTACTCTAGCCACTCATTAGTTCATCGAATGCTTGGTCTACACTGCTCTTACCGTTGGCAGGACCATATTTGGCTGTTGTATTAGAACGACCTTCTGCTGACGAGTCACCAGAGAGTTGTTCATCCAAGATAGCGCCGACTTGTTGGGAACTGAGACGTTCGAAAAGTCCGTCAAAGTCTGGCATGCGATCAAGGAGGGCGGGGATCGCTTCTGCGTCTTCCAACAATGTGGATGTGTGACGACGCATCTTGAGGTTCGTTTGTGGATATGCACCAGGCTTATTGGGCTTGGTATACGTAAGGGTGATATCGGTTCCCTCCTTGGAATCTGTGATATCACCGTATTCTGGATCGAGAATATATCCAAGAAGAAGTTCATAGGCCTGCTTACCGTAGCCGTACACCTTAATTCCTTCTTCTTCTCGACCTCGCACAACGACAGGTGAGAAATAGCGGGTTCGCACGAAGAGGCTCTTAGCAAGCTTCTTGCTCTCATCATCGTTGTTGTCAACTCCTTCACGCCAAAGTGAAGAAGCGAATTCGCAAATTGGGCACTCTTCTCCGTAATTACGCTTCGGGCA